TTTGTTCTTGTTTTGGGTGTGTTGATTTTGGGGTTGGTTTTGGGGGCCTCCCTTTGGTTTTTTTAGTCGGGACGTCCGAAGTAGATATCTACGTCGGCGAGTGATTTTTGAATTTCTTCGGCAATGTCTTGCGCTGCCTGTTCGATGACTGCGTCAATTTGTTGCAGTTCGTACCATAAACACAATGCGCCGGTATTCTTCTCGATGCGGAATTTCAATAATGCTTCGACAAAATATGGCTCACCGCCTTGATATGGCGTGAAACTGATGCCAAAACGCTCGAACATCTTGAGGTTCTTTTCAGTGGCGGCATCGTCTTTGCTTGTGAAAGTGAAATTGATGCGACCATCTTGTTCGCGGTAGCCTTGCTTGAATGTTGTCGTTTCGGTGTATTCAAGATTCAGCGCGAAATCTAAGACTTCGGCGGCTGTTGGATACGCTGCCTCCGGTTTGGCCGGATTTTTAGAAACGATGTTGCGTGCATTATTAGTCAGGAAATGTGCAAATTCTGCTTGATTCATTTTATGAACATTGTTTTTGAGCCAGTTTTCTGCCGATGTCGTCTGAACCGGCTGGAAAAATGCAGCAAAATCGCCCCAGTCTGCTTGCGTAGCTGTGTGACCGTTAATGATCGCTGCGATGTTGATTCTTCCTTTTTTGTAGTCGGCATCGATAAAAATCTGCGTACCTTCCTGTTTGTGTTTCGTGACAAACTTAATGAGGCTTTTTGCATCGTGAAATTCTGGGCTGCCTTTTTTATGTAAGGGCTTATCAAGCAGGGTTTCGTCTTTTTGATAGGACCATTCTGTATCGCGCGCGCAAGGTTGGGCGATGATGGGCATGCCGTTCGGAGCGGTGATGATGAAAGGCTTCTGAGCGGCTTTCAGTGTGGTTTGAATCATGTTTTCTTGAGTTTCCATTTTTGGATTCCTTTAATGTTGATGCGGGTTATTCCGCGGGTTCTAGGTTTGCTGATTGTCAAGAGGTTTTGACAATCTTCAGCGTGGGAGCTTGTTCTTCGACGGATTTCAGATTCAGGCTGCCTTGTGCTGGATCGTCGGCTTGAATGTTGCCGTCAGGTGTTGCGAATACGATGCCGCCTTCGCGTTTTTCTTTGGGCAGTTTGGTTGTCACGTCGTGAGCAATTTTTACAGTGCCGTGGCTGATGTTCTGCGGCGTGATTTTCAGTTTCACCGTCACTTCGGCTTGCTTGCCGTGAGCAAGACAGGCGCGGACGGCTTCGGACATTGCTTCGCCGAGTTCGCGGTCTAACCATCCGCCGTTTACGGTCGGGATTTGTTTAGATGCGGCAACGAATTTCTTTTCTTGGGTTTCCATTTTTTGATTTCCTTTCAGTCAAAAATCAGGGTTGATAAGAACAACAGCGCGGAAACAGCGATGTTGGTGAGAATTAAGGTAGACATATATTCGTCCTTTCGGGGGTTGCTTTGTTTCGATGAATGAATTATGCGCTATTGAATAACTTTATTCAAGTCTTTTTTGAAATATTTTGAATTATTTATTCAAATTGTTGAATATAATGTAAATTTTTTGAATAAAAAAAGACCGCAATGTTTTGCGGTCTTGGCTTAAATCGTTATAAATCAGATTGTTGCTTTATTTTTCGATTGATTCTATTGGATTGTATTCATTTTTTATTCGGTTCTCGACCTCGTATGGACTGATTGTCCGCCGTTTCACTTCGATGACGACTCCGCATATAAATGCGCCTTTGGGTAGCTCCATCGGGTTTTCTCCGGCGATATTGATGCCGGTTCTTCTCAGTCTTCTGTTTCCAAACGGGTCTATTTCCAGCTTGGCGACCATGCCGATGCGTTTCTCAGGGTTCAGGTTCACGACGACTATATCTTCATGGCGAGGCGGAATTTGCGGCTCGGCAATAAGGATTTCGCCCTTGCTGATTGCTTCTTCTACGGTGTTTTCTGCTTTCATGCTGTTGTCAAACATCTTGACGGCAAACGCGCGGTCTGAGTGCGACAAGGTGGTTGATACAAGCTCGCAGTTGACGATGGATGCCTCTGTTGGGTTGGTTACATATTCAAGGGCTTGGTCTATTTCGAGCAGTGGCATGGTTCGCTGTGCCAGTGCTACTTCTTTTTTTCTCGGACTTTTCGTTGCTGTGTATAGGTTTATACGCGGCTCGCTTAGTGTGTTGTTTGAGGTTGTTTTTAATGTCTCGCTCTCCAGCCAAAGCGGTTTGTCCATGAAATCATCGACAGGGACGTCGAAATAGTCGGCAATGGCTTGGACGGTGTCGCGCCGCGGAAACTTGACCGGCTTTTTTTCGAGCCTGCTCAACGTTGGTTGCGATGGCTTGCCGCCGAGTAGCTTTGATAGTTTTTGGGAATTGAGATTGTTTTTTCGAAGTAGGTATAAATAGTTGTCAGATAGATATTTCATAAAGCCTCCCAGTTTTTTATTAGTGGCTATTATCTTCAAAAAAATTCATTTCTGAATAATTTAATTCAAAAAAAATATGAATAATTCTTTTGACAAATTTATAATTTGAATTATAATATTCAACAATGAATAACAAATAAGAAAGTTTTGAATATGGAATTGCGAGAACTTGCGAAGGCGGTTGCCTATAAGCACCGATTAAACCAAGCCCAGCTTGCGGCGAAGGTTGGAAAGTCTCAGTCGTGGGCGCATCGTGCCTTGAGTGGAAAGGTAGAACGTTGCGATCACGATGTATATCAGAAGTTGGAAGCCCTTTTGAATACTGAACCTGTTAATCCCAGTACCAATTAACACGCGATTGGTAATTTAGCCTGCTCTCTCAAGGGGGGGGCAGGCCTTTTTTACGCCTAAAAAACGTAAAGGACGACTGAAAATGAATAAAAAATATGCAACAAAAGCCGAAATCAACGCCGCCGCACATGGCAGGTGGCGCGAAATTTTAGAGGCTTGCGGGATTCCTTCAGAGATTTTAGACAAGAAACATCATCCCTGCCCTTCTTGCGGTGGTACTGACCGATTCAGGTTTACCGATGGCAGCGGCTCAAGTCGTGGGAGCGGCGTTTGGATTTGCAACCAATGCAAGCCCGACGGCGGTAGCCCTTTTGATTTGTTGATGGATGTTTGCGGTTATAGCTTAAATGAGGCAAAAGACAAGGTCGCCGCGCTGGTCGGTTTGACGCATGGTCCGTTGGTAGATAAAGCTCCGAAACCGCTGCCGCCGCCTGCTCCGTCAAAAGAAGACGAGCGTGATTTGTGGAAGCCCATTATTCCTGTGCCTGAGTACGCGCTTAAATCGATGACCTTTAAAAACGGGTATCGTCAGTCAGACGACCTGATTTTTAAATCGGTTTTCCGTGATGGCGGCGGCGCGATTTTGGGCGGCGTTGCCCGATTTAAAAAATCGGACGGCGGTAAAATAGACATGCCTTATACGTTTTGTGAAAACACCAAAACAGGTGAAAAAATGTGGCGTTGGCGGTGCTGGGAGAATCCGCGTCCGTTGTACGGTCTTGATGCCCTCTCCTCCCGCCCCTCCGCTCCTGTTTTGGTTGTCGAGGGCGAAAAATGTAAAAACGCGGCAGACGCTCAAGACTACGGATACGCGGTGCTGACATGGCATGGCGGTTGCAATAACTGGGATAAGTCTGATTGGTCGGCGGTTGTTGATCGTGATGTTGTCTTGTGGCCTGATTGCGATTCGCTGCGCCAAAAGCTGACGAAAAAAGAGCGTGAAGAAGGCGTTGACCCTGAATCTAAGCCGTATCTGCCGCGGAATGAGCAAGGCGGGTTGAAGGCGATGTTGGGTATTGCTGATGTGCTGACAAAGCAAAATTGTCGCGTTTGGCTGGTCAATATCCCTGAGCCGGGAAGATGGCCGCATGGTTTCGATATTGCTGATGCCATTGCTGACGGCGGGCGCATTGTCAATCCGTCTGAAGTGTTGAGCCGAGCGGGTGCGGCGGATTGGTTGGTTGAGTATGTGCCAGAGGCGGAAAGGTCGTCTGAAAACTTTCCCGCGCCCATTCAAGAAGCGGAGCCTGATTCCGAGCAGTTGCCTGAATCTCCTGAAGCAACAGGCAATCAAGGGGGTACGGGGGATATAGATGATGAATTTTTGTCCAAATTGCAAAAGCTGAAATCAGAATTTGGTCTGGTTGAAGGTAAAGACCACGGCGTGAACAGGAAAACTGGGGTTACATATACCCGAAAAGCCATGACTGTCCATTTCGGTAAAGAGGTCGTTGACGCTTGGTATGAGTGGGGTCGCGCGCCTGTGTTGACTATGTACGAAATCAATCGTCTGAAAAAAGACTATGCGTTGATTCAGGCAGTAAAAGATGATGACACGCAGGGGATGATGGAGCGTTTCATTTATCTTGATGGGTCGGCATCGATTTGGGACAACAAACTATGGCGCGTTGTTCCCGAAAAGGCGGCGCGGCTATCGATGACGCCTGATGGTTTTAAAGTTTGGGTAAACAGTCCGAGCCGAATTGTAAAACGGTTCGACAGATTGGTCTTTGAACCTGGTCGGGTGTTGTCTGATGACTATATCAATATCTTCCGAGGCATGCCGATTGAACCGAAATTCCCTATTCCCAAAGAGGATATGCCAAAAACAAACAAGGAGTTGTATAAACTGTTCCCCGAAATCAAGCCGATTCTGAATCTGATTAGTCATTTGTGTAACGGCGACTACCAGCAGGTCGAATATTTGCTGAATTGGTTGGCTTATCCGTTGCAAAACGTAGGCGCAAAGATGACGACCGCCGTTGTCATGCACGGTCATATCCACGGCGCGGGTAAGTCTTTCTTCTTCGAAGAAATCGTTAAACCGATGTACGGCGAATACGGCGCGACATACGGTCAAGAGGACTTAGAAAGTAACTATACGGCAAACCGCTCAGGCAAGATGTTTGGTATTTTTGAAGAGGTTTACACGAATCAGCAAAAATACAATAAAACAGGCAGCCAAAAACACATGATTACCGGCAAGACGATGCGCGTCGAGCGGAAATTTCAGGATGCCTATGAAGAGGCAAACCATATGAATTGTGTGTTCCTGAGTAACGAATCGCAGCCTTTCAAAATCGAAGAAAACGACCGCCGTTACTTTGTTGTGTGGCCTGAGAAAAAATTGGATAAAGCCTTGCGCGACGAGGTTTTAGACTGTATCGGCAACGATGGCGTCCGTCTGTTTTATAGTTTCCTTTTGTGTTGGAATTTTTATCTGACTTACGGGCAACAGGAAGCTGAAAACGAAAAAGGATACGAGGTCATCAAACTGAAAGAGCCGGTTCGATTTGATCCAAACACGCCGCCGCCGATGACTGCTGCAAAGCAAAACGTCATTTCGTATGGCCGCTATGCTTGGCAGACGTTTTACTCCGAGTGGGCGGGCGGTGGTATTAAAGACCTACCGTTTTGCTGTTGCATTACAGACGACCTTTGGTTGGTTTACAAAGAGTGGTGCAAGCAAAACGGGGAGCGGGAAACTGGCAAAACCAAGTTTCTGCAACACATTGCCGAAAAGATGCCGAGGGCGCGACGCCGTTGGCGGTCTGCAACCAAAGAGGGCGAAGCGTCGCATCAAAACTGGATTTTTAAAACGCCAAACTGGAAGCCCAAGGAAGGATTGTCTGAGGCGGAATCGATCGGGAATGAAGTTATAGAGTTTAGATCGGCGGGTTGGAAGTATCGCGGTGCGGAAGTTGTTTGACTATTTTGGAGGTTGTATGTAATATCAGTATCAAGACGCGTTCGGCAAATTTGCCGTTCGCGTTTTGTGGTTTTATGGGACAGCGTCTGTGCTATGCTCTGTGCCATTGTGCCATGCGCCGTGCTATATTTTAAATCGCTGAAAGCCTTATGGGCTATGGCTCTGTGCCATTGTTCCATAAATTTCAGCGATTTTTGCTTTACGCGAGAAAAAAATTTATAGGTTTTCAAAATATGACACGGTGTATATATAACGTGTCATATTTTTTATGGCTGGATAATTTTTTTTCTTATGCGAGATTTCTTGAAAAATTTATGGAACAATGGCACGGGACTATATTCTATAAGGCTTTCAGCGATTTAAAATATAGCACGGCGCATGGCACAATGGCACATGGTTTTAAAATTTATGGCACGGAGCTATGTATGGCGCGACATGGTATAAATAAAAGGTCGTCTGAGTTCAGACGACCTTTTGCACGGGGCTGGTCTGAGTTCAGACGACCTTTTGACTAGATTGTGTTGATGATTGATTGTCTATAACATATTGCAAAAGCTGCTGCCATTTGGTATGCGGCATATTGATATAGCTTTTGCGGTCAGTTGTCATCTCCCATCGTTGCACTGTTTGTAATGCAGCCTCGGTTATGCCCGCGACTTGCTGTTGTGTCAGTTTGTATTTTTGCCTTAGTGCCTTTAAATTGTTTGGTGTGTAGCCTAGTTCGGGGGTGTCAATCATCTATAAGCTCCCGTGTGGGTGTTATCAATTCGTCAATGACTCTATGTAGGGCTTCAAACTTAGGCTGTTGCAAAGCCCGTAAGTCTGCAAATAAAAAAGATAACTCGTCCTCGTTATTTGCGCCGATTGCCCGTTTGATTTGAGATAGTAGACTTAAATAATCTTGCTCCCATTTGTCCGCCCACTCGTGTGCCATGTTTCGGCGCGCCTCTCGTTTTTGGTTCTTTTTGAGCCGCTCGGTGATGCTCGTCCTACCTTTTGCCATATCGCCTCCGATAAAACAAAAGCCGCTTGAGTAAATCAGGCGGCTTTTGTCTTGATACTTTGGTTTTAACACATAGCCACCGAAGCGACTGAAGCCCTTAATTTACTCTTGGTTGTTTTGTTTGTCAACCCAATTTTGTACAGCCGCATCAATCGCAGGCTCTAACTGGTCATTAACCCAGTCAGCAAAACCAAACTCTGACAATCCATCCTGCTCAAGCCATGCCAACTCATCGTCGGTTAAATCTGCTCCCCAGCCAGAGTCATGAGCAACCTCAATCAAGCTGCCATCATCGCGGTGCAGCCATGAGTTACAACTTGGCTCCACACTCTCAAACAATGTCATATCAATTAGGTCAAGATATAGGCGAGAGTAACACTGCCCGCCGCAACCAATCATCATGCTTTTATAAAAATTGCTTACAGCCTCGTTACAGGTATCAATAATTTCAGCGGCGGTAATTTTTTCGATATTCATTTTATTTCCCTTCTGCCGCCCGAAGGCGGCTGATGATTAAGTTAGATATTTTTTGATGCAGCAATCAGACCTTTGATTTTATCGATTGGCTTTGCTTGTACGGTAGCCATCATGATCTGATTTAAAACTAAGTCGCGTTGGTTAATCCACCATGCTGCGTCATCAATATCGTTAATGGTTTTGATTTTATTCAAAGTATCTTTAAAAACTAGATTATTTGGGCTGCCATCTGTTGTGCCGTTTACAGCTTTTTCGAGGTATTGGCAAGCTAAATAAATATGGCTTTCGTTTTCTTTTTTAATTTGCTCTGCCCATTTGATTTGTTTTTCAGTTCCGTTCATTTTTTGCTCCTATCCGCCCGATGGCGGTCAGTTGGTTAATCATGTGTTCGGCGGTCTATGTTGTCTGCCGATGTGTGTATAATACTACGTCAGACGTAGCATTGCAATAGGTATTTATAGATTTTTTGCAACATATTGAATATTATGAATAAAAAGATGAATAAGTTTCGAAAGTAAGTTTATGATTTTGATATAATATCCCTTCAAAAATAAAGCCCTGCGGATTCCGACGGCGGCTAGGGATAGTCAGCGTGAAACAAAGACTGACTGAAAATGAAATTTGAACTTGATTTACTTTTGGAATGGTGGGCTGAATGGTCTGCCAAGAGAGAAGATAACGGCTTGGGCTTCGGTTGCAGCCGTTTTAATCGTTTGATGGCGGCAGGTGATTTGCCGCCTAGGACGGAATTTGTGGCAATCCTGCCTTATGGCGTTGACGGCGATGGGATAGCGAGCGTGATGGATCGGGCGATTTGTCGTCTGAATCCTAATCGTAAGCAGGTGATCATGACGGAGTATCGTCGTATCGGCACTAATGAGTCTAAGGTTAAGGCATTGAGGGTTAGTTTATCGTCGTATCGTAACATGTTGTTTTGGGCGCGGCGGGATCTGATGGCGGACAATGCTGTTAAAAAGTTGTTAAAACCCTGTTGACGGTTTCTAATTTTTTTGTTTAAATTATGGCAAGCTGTGTTTAACTGTATGTACGGTTAACGCAGCTTTTTCATTTTTCAGTCAAAAAAAGCGCGTATGGCACGTCTGAATAAGATTCAGGCGGGCTTTTGCGTTTGGAAAGAATTTTATGGGTCGATTAAAACAAATGGCTTCACGGCTCCGACCTGTTGAGCAAAACAGAATCGCCGTGAAGCATCCGCCAAAGACGGCGGAAAAACGTATGCGCGGTCGAGGTTGGATGAATCTGCGCGAATCCGTGCTGTTGCGTGACCAATATCAATGCCGGCGGTGCGGTTGCGTAGTGCTTCCAGCGGATGCCGAATGTGATCACATCGTTCCGCTGGCGGACGGCGGCAAAGATGAGGCGGAAAACCTGCAAACACTTTGCAAAACGTGTCACGCCGAAAAATCTGCCGCCGAAAATCGGCAGCGATGGCGCGGCGTTGGGTGGTAGGGGGTGTCAAAAGTTCACGCCCCTCGCCCTCGGAAACCCCACGCCCTCCCATGCGTAGATTTTATTGGTTTTTTGGTGTTTTTGTTAAAGGTAAATTGTTTAAGAATTGTTTAATGGCTTGGGTTTCAGGCTGTTTTTGTGATATTTTGGGATTTGGTTATGGCTAGGTTGAAGGGGCAAAAGCTGAGGTTTGCTGAAGCTATTGTTTCGGCGAAGCCTGTCAAAATCAGTAATAGGGATGCGGCCTTGATTATTGGGTGTAGTGAGGGCAGCGCATCGGCTACTGGGTCGCGGTGTATGGCTGACCCTAGGGTTAAGGATTATATCCGGTCTTTTTGGCCTGATTATTTCGGCGATGATTCCCCGCCGGAGGCGAAGGAAGAAGGGAATCAGGCGGTAGTTCGACAGCAAAACGAACTGCCGCTTTTTTGTTCGCGAGCGGTGGCTGAGTGGCTGGAAAGTGATGCGGATTGTGAGTCTGTATCTGAAATTGCTGCTTCTATTGCGAAAATGGGGCGTGGAAATACGGCTGTTTTTACTGCTGACGGCGTTTCTGCGTGGATTGGTGCGATGGATACGGATGATTCCGAATTCTGCGCCATTGTTAAGGCGGTTTGTGACAAATTGCGGGTATCGCTTGACCCTGTGGAATATTGGGAAGGTGTCATGATGGACCCGTGGGCAACGCCAAAGGATAAACACGCTGCGGCGTCGGAAAAGGCGAAATACACGAAAGCCAAGCCTGCGGCGGTTAATAAAAAGGATGCCGCCCGTGAGCAGGCGATGTCTTTGAGGGAGCGTCGCCGTCAAGGGAATGCGGTGGGGGATTTTTTCCCGCTGGATGAAGTTTCGGGGCATGTTGCTGTGTCGGTTGGCGGGGGTAAAAGATGGAATTGAACACATCCCCTCCGAAATGGACGACCGCCCTGCCCGATTGGGAGCGCCGTATCATTGCGGGGGAAAGTATTGTTCCGGTCAAGCCGCTTTATCCTGTGATGGCGAATCGCGCCGTTGCGTTTATGGAGCGGTTGCGGCTTCGTGATGTGTTGGGTCAGCCGGCCATCGGGGAAGTGACCCGTGATTGGGTGTATGACTTTGCCGGCGCGATGTTCGGGGCGCAAAACCCGACGACGTATCGGCGGGATATCAACGATTTTTTCTTGTTGATTGCGAAGAAAAACACGAAGTCAACAATAGCCGCCGCTATGATGATGACGGCTATCGAACTGGACGACCGTGAAAGTTCGGAATATTTGATTCTTGCGCCTACTAAGGAGGTGGCAGACAACAGCTTTATTCCGTGTCGGGACATGATTACGCTTGACCCGTATTTGTCGGCAACTTATCACGTCCAACAGCACACCCGAACCATTACGAACACGGTAACGGGTGCGACGTTGAAGGTGGTGGCGGCTGACGATAAGACTGTCGGCGGTAAAAAGGCAACCGGCGTCCTGATCGACGAGCTTCATTTGTTCGGGAAGGTTGCGGGCGCGGAATCGATGATTGCTGAGGCGACGGGCGGTCTGTTGTCCCGTATCGATGGGTTTGTGATTAAGCTTTCTACGCAGTCAACCGAGCCGCCGGCGGGGGTGTTTAAGGCTGAATTGGATTTGGCGCGCGATGTTCGTGACGGGAAAATCATCAATCCTCAGTATATGCCTGTGCTGTATGAATTCCCGAAGGCGATGTTGGAAAGTAAGGCTTACGAAAATCCTGAAAATTTCTACATCACGAATCCTAATTTAGGCGCGTCCGTCGATACGCAGACATTAACGGGTATGCTCGCCAAAGCCAAAAGCAAGGGCGGCGAGGCGTTAATGGAGTTTTACGCCAAGCATCTCAATGTCGAAGTCGGCATGAATTTGAGAAATGACCGATGGGCGGGTGCGGATTTTTGGGAGGAAAACGGCAACCGTCCTGAAATTGACTTGGATTGGATGCTGGAACACTGCGAGGTCATCGATATCGGTGTGGACGGCGGCGGGTTGGATGACTTGCTGGGGATTTCTGCTGTTGGCCGTCTGAAAGACAATCCGCGGATGTGGGCGGCGTGGTTTCATGCTTGGGCGCATCCGTCGGTGTTGGAGCGGCGCAAGGAAATCGCGCCTGTTTTGTTGGATTTTGCCAAGCAGGGGGATTTGACGATTGTCCACCGCATCGGCGATGACAGCGATGAGGTGGCGGGGTTGGTGGCTCGAGTTTATCAAAGCGGGTTGCTGGATAAATGCGGTCTTGACCCGCACGGGGTCGGTGCGATTCTGGACGCGATGTTGGAATATGGCGTTCCGGAAGATGCTGTGGTCGGTGTGTCGCAGGGTTGGAAGCTGGGCGCGGCGATTAAGACGGCGGAGCGCAAGCTTGCGGAAGGCTGTTTTATCCATAGCGGCAGCGCGATGATGAATTGGGTGGTCGGTAATGCTCGCGTCGAGCCTCGCGCCAATGGTATTTTGATTACCAAGCAGGCGAGCGGCTCGGCGAAAATCGACCCGCTGATGGCGATGTTTGATGCGGTGTCGCTTTTGTCGCTGAATCCGACTGCGAGAGGTGCGTCGGTTTATGAAACACGCGGAATCAGAATGTTGTGAGATAGGATATGGCGAAAGAGAAAAAAGCCAAAAACAAAAGCCGCCCGCGTGCTGACTCGGGCGGCTTGGTTTTTGAGGGGTTGAATGACCCTGCGTTGTTGGAATTTATCCGAAGCGGCCAAATCGGCGGCGGCGTGGGGATTGATGGTAGGAAGGCTTTGTGCAATGCCGCGCTTTATCGGTGTATTACGTTAATCAGCCAAAGTATCGGGATGTTGCCGCTGAATGTGCTGCATAACGATGACGGGCGTGAGACTGCTACGGAGCATCCCGTTTGGAAATTGCTGAAACGGCAACCGAATAAGTTTCAGACGGCCTATGAGTTCAAAAGTCTGCTGCAAAGCCATGTCTTGCAATATGGCAATGCGTATGCGCGGATTATCCGTTCGCGCGGTCAGGTCATCCAGCTTGTGCCGATTCATCCGACTGCGGTGCAGGTTAAGCAACGTGATGACTGGAGCGTGCATTATGTGGTTACGCGAAAAGACGGCTGTTTGCTGGATTTTGAGGCATCTGATGTATTGCACCTGCGCGATTTGACCGACGACGGCTTGGAGGGAATGAGCCGTGTGAAATTGGCGAAGCGGGCTTTGGGTATTGCTTTTGATGCTGAGGACGCGGCAAGCCGTATTTTCTCGGAAGGTGTGATGGCCGGCGGCTATTTGGCAACGGAAAAGGCGTTGAGCGATAAGGCGTACAACCAACTTCAAGAATCGTTACAGAAGCGGTATAGCGGCAAAGCTAATGCCGGTCGTTTTATGATTTTGGAAGAGGGGCTGAAGGCGGAAAAATGGGGCAATACTGCTTCGGACGCGCAGCATATTGAAAACCGAAACCATCAAATCGAGGAAATTGCGCGGATGTTTGGCGTACCGCGCCCGCTGCTGATGATGGACGATACGTCATGGGGCAGCGGTATCAGTGAATTGGGGGTGTTTTTCCTGAAATACGGACTTCTTCCTTGGTTCATGATGTGGGAGCAGGCGTTGACCCGGTCGTTGTTGACGCCGTCGGAACAAGACCGCTTGATATTCAAGTTTAATGCCGGTGCGCTGTTGCGCGGCAGCTTGGAGAATCAGGCGGAATTTTTTGCCAAAGCTTTGGGCAGTGGCGGACATGGCGCATGGATGACCCAAAACGAGGTGCGCGAAATTTCCGACCTGCCAAGATCAACAGATAAGTCTGCCGATACTTTGCGGCAGGCGCAACAAGGAAAGAATTATGAGCCTGAAAAACCTGCCGCAGATTAGTGCGTTGTCTTCTATGCCGAAATCGCTGTCTTTCGATATGCGCCCTGATGCGGCGAACCGTTGGGACAGTGGGGTCAAGGCGAAAACGGAGACGGACAATGTCATCACGATGTACGACCAAATCGGCGAGAGCTTTTGGAGCGAAGGGGTAACGGCAAAACGCGTTGCTGCCGCGCTGCGCGCCATCGGCGACAAAGAGGTCGTCGTTAACATCAACAGCCCAGGCGGGGACTACTTCGAGGGTATTTCCATATACAACCTGTTGGCGCAGCACCCCGCGAAAGTAACCGTCCAAATCGTCGGCCTTGCCGCCTCCGCCGCCTCCGTGATTGCGATGGCTGGCGACGAGATTCTGATGGGCGAAGGGTCGTTCCTGATGATACACAACGCATGGAGCCTTGCGATTGGCAACCGTCACGATTTGGCGGGCAGTATTGAAACGCTGGCGCAAATTGATGACGCGATGGCTGATTTGTATGCTGCCCGCGCCAAGCTGTCGAAAGCGGAAATCGTGGGCATGATGGATCGTGAAAGCTGGATTGGGAAATCGAAAGCCCTTGAGGATGGTTTTGCCGACGGCGAAATCGATGTGAAGGAAATCGAGCAGTCCGGCGACAACGAACAGAAAAAGGCGATGGCTCTGATTGAATCCAGCCTCGCGCAACAGGGATACAGTCGCGCCCAACGCCGCGATGTATTCAACAATTTATTCCACGGCACGCCACGCGCTGCCGAACCTGCCGTCAAGCCGTGCGCTGGCGGCGATTTGAAGACGGCGCAAGCCTTGCAAAATTTAATTCAAACCATGAAAGGTTAAACCATGAAAAAAATGATGATCGCCCGCGGCTTGCTTGCCGCATTTGCCGATGCCGGCAATACTGCGCCTGATGTGGGCGCGTTGCTCGCGGAATTGAACAGTTCCTTTGCTGCGTTCAAAGACAGCAAAGAAAAAGAAATTGCCGCTTTGCAGAAAGGCAGTGAAGAAGCCAAAGCTGCTGCGGCCAAAGCCGATGCGGAAATGGCGGAATTGCGCGCGTCTATCGACGATATTACTGTGCAGATGGCCGCTGCTCAAATGAATGGCGGCTCGGGTAAGCTCGATAAGGAAGCGCAGGCGGCTGTTGACGCGACTGTGTCGTTTATGAAGTCCGGCGAAGTGCGCGCGGATTTGAAAAAATCTGACGATTCCAACGGCGGCTATTTGGTGCCGAAAGAATGGGACCGTACCATTACCGACAGGCTGCAAACTGTTTCTCCGCTGCGCCGTCTGTTTAAGGTTCAGACGACCTCGAAGCCGAAATTCAGCAAGCTGTACAACATGCACGGTGCAGGCAGCGGCTGGGTGGGTGAAGAAGATGCCCGCAATAAAACCGATACGCCTACTTTCAAATCTTTGGATTTTGAAACAGGCGAAATTTATGCGAATCCTGCTGCAACTCAGCAAATGTTGGACGATGCCGAAATCAATTTGGAAGTCTTCCTTGCAGACGAAGTGAAAACTGAATTTGCTGTTGCCGAAAACAAAGCCTTTATCAGCGGCGACGGTCAGAAAGGTAAGCCGACCGGCTTGCTGACTTATGCCGAAGGCGGTACCAATGCGACTAAGCATCCTCTGGGTGCAATCAAGGTTGTCAAGTCCGGCAATGCGGCTGCGGTTACTGCGGATTCGGTCATTGATTTGGTTTATTCGCTGCCTGCCGAATACTCGCAAGGCGCGGGATTTATGATGAACCGCAAAACGCTTGCCGCCGTCCGCAAACTGAAAGACGGACAGGGTAATTACCTGTGGCAGCCGAGCTATCAGCAAGACCAGCCGTCCACGTTGTGCGGTTATCCGGTTTACGAAGTCGCCGATATGCCTGATGTTGCCGCAAATGCGCTGTGTATCGCTTTTGGCGATTTCAACCGCGCGTATTTGATTCTTGACCGCAAGGGGGTGAGCATTTTGCGTGACCCATACACGAATAAGCCGTTCGTGCAGTTCTACACGACCAAACGTGTCGGCGGCGGCGTGGACAATCCTGAAGCCTGCGTGTTGCTGAAAGTAGCGGCTTAATTTGAACAGGCCGTCTGAAAGCGAGCTGCTGTCTGTATGGGTAGCGGCGTTTTAGTTTTCAGGCGGCATTTTTATTTGAAAAGGAAATGTGATGGCTAAATTTACCAAGCCGTTTTTGGGTGTCCCTGATGGGGAGATTTATCCTGTTCAGTATGAAAAAGGCGATGAAGTGCCGGCTGAGTTGCTGGAGGCTGCGAAAGAAGCAGGCTGCGTCAACGGTAAGAAGGGCGATTCTAAGCTGCCTGAAGACCCGCCGTCCGACAATAAGCAGGATGGTGGCACGGGTAATGAAACTGATATCCAGCAGACCGGCGAAGGCGAAGGTCAGGGCGAGGGTCAAGACGGCGCTGAGGGCAGTCAACAGACTGAGCAGCAATGATAACCCTCGAATTGGTCAAACTTCATCTTCGTGTTGACGGCGAGGATGAAGACGATTTGATTCGTCTTTATTACGAAGCAGCGGTGTCTGATTGCGTAGCTTATCTAAACCGTCCTTTGTACCAAGACGATGCTGAGGCTGCTGCTGCTGCCAAAGTCGGCAAGGCTGACGGGGTGGTGCTGAATTCTTCTATCCGAAATGCTATTTTGCTGACGGTCGGGTATTTGTATTCTACCCGAGAAGATGGCGCGGTCGGGTTGCCGCGTGCTGCGCGGCGGCTGTTGGAGCCGTTTCGCAATCTGCCCGGCGTGTAGTCGGTTTTCTTTAGGACGGTTAAGCGTAAACCGTACGCCAAAAAACGCTCTTCTGCTTTACTTTATTCTGATTAGGGCTTGATACGGCGTTGCCCGACTTCTTTGGGTGCAGCTAAGGCTTGCGGCTGTCTATTTGAGTGCGAGCCAAGATAAAAAACCGTCCGAACGGCAGATTTCGGGCGGTTTTTTGATTACACATTACAGATTATGGAAACTTCGAATAAGAAAGCGGTTTTGGCGTATATCCGAAACAATCCGGGTTGCACGGCGACGGCTGTTGCTAATGAGGTGTTTGGCAAATGGCATTGGAGCGGTTGGATTTTCGCGCGAAACGATATCAGCGCGCTTTGCGACGAGGGTTTGGTCGATGAGCGTTTTTATCGTGGGATTTCGGTGTTTTATCCGGCGGATGTGGAAAAGGCGGCGTGATATTTAGGCTTGTCTGTTGGGCATCTGGTGGCTAATATTTGATTTCGTTTTATAAAAAAAGGGAATTGAATATGAAGTTTTTGGTTTTGCCTGTTGTTTTGCTTGCGCTTGCGGGATGTGGTGAGCCATCGCAAAAAGAGAAAGATCAATTTGCCGTTGATTATTGCCGTGAGCGCGCTGCGAAGGATGCTGACGGGGATAAGTCGATGGAGCGGTTTTTGTTGGGGGCTTGCGATATTTTGGCGGATAAATTTCGACAGAAATATCATGAGGAGCCTTGATTGTGTGTTTTGAGAAAGGTCGTCTGAATTTCAGACGGCCTTTTTGTTTGGGGCGGGTATGAATGCTGGTCAGTTGCGGCATCGGGTCGAGATTCTTCAGCGTGTGAAGGAAAAGGATAAGTCGGGCGCGACTGTGATGGTTTGGCGTACGTTGTGCAAGGTGTGGGCGGATGTGCGGCATGTTTCGGGGTCGGAGACGATGCGGCATGATGTGTTGTCGGCTTCGGTGCGGGCTTCGGTGCGTATCCGCTGGCGGGCTGGTATTTCGGCGGATATGCGGGTTCGGACGGAGAATGGGGTTTATGTTATCCGTGCGGTGATTCCTGATTTGCGACGGCGTGAGTTTTTGGATTTGACGTGTGAGAGCCTGCCTGATGAAAGTTGACATTGATGCTGATTTTTCGGACGCGATTGCGCGGTTTGATAGTTTGCCGGAGGCGGTGGGCGAGAAGCTGCGCTGGGCGGCGTTTCAGGGTGTGAGCTTGTTGCGCGAGGAGATTAAGATTCAGGCGCCGCGCCATCATAAGCGGCATTATTTTTATAGTAAGGGCAGCCGCAATGCTGATGGGAGTAAGCGGCGGTATGATTTTGAGCCGGGTGATTTGAGACGCTCGGTTTTTGCTTTTTATGATAAGTCGGATTCGGTCGAGGGTCGGCGGGCGGTTTATCAGGTCGGCTGGCGTGACCGTGAGGGGAATCGCGGGCGATATGAGGGCGGCGCGCTTCGGGCTGTGCCTTATGGGTATATGGTGCATAACGGGGTGCGTCGGAAAAATGGTAAGTCGATTGCGCCGCGTCCTTTTTTGTCTCGTGCTTTGAAGATTCAGGGTGCGCGGATGGAGGCTGTGATGTTGGAGGCTGTGTTGGAGGTGGTGCGTGGAAGAATCTCTGATTGATGCGATTAGCCGTGTTCTGCCTGATGTGGATGTTTACCATGATTTTGCGCCGGAGGAGGCGGAATTTCCGTTGGTGATTGTGCAGCGGGTCGGCGGCGCGGGTTGTTTGTTTTTAGACCATAACGATGACGGGTATGAGGTGCGTTTCTCGGTGTCGGTGTGGGATGTTGACCGTTTGGGCGCGGTGGAGAAGAGCCGCGCGGTGGAGCGGTCGGTGTTGGATTCGTTGGAAGGTTATGCGCTGTCGGCGGCGGATGCGGTCGTTTTGGACGATGGCCGGCGCGGGATGGTGCAGGATTTTGTTTTTATGACTGCTTAGGCGGTTTTTTGTTGGCGGCTGTCTGTTTGGACGGCCTTTTTTATTTGGTTTTTTAAGGATTTTGATATGGCTGTTACTTTGGCTAATGGTTCGATCGTGCAGATTGCTACGAAGCTGGTGGCTGAGAAGAAGGTCACGGCAATCTCTAATGAGGCTGAGGCGGTGTGTACTGCTACGGCGCATGGTTTGCAGAATGGTGATTATGTGGCGTTGTTGTCCGGTTGGGGCGTTTTGAATGAACGTGTCTTCCGTGTGACGAGCGTTGATGCGAACAGTTTTAAACTGGACGGCATCGATACGCGCGATTTGAACAAGTTCCCTGCCGGTTCGGGCGCGGGCAGTTTTCAGAAGGTCGAGGCGTGGCAACAGGTCACGCAAATTATGGAAGTATCGAGTTCGGGCGGCGAGCAGCAGTTCGTTGAATTCGGCTTCTTGGAAGATGACTTTGAACGTAAGCTGCCGACGACCCAATCTGCGTATTCGATGACGTTCAAGATTGCCGACGACCCGAATCTGCCCGGCTATAAGGCGGCGCAGACGGCAAGCGACAGCGGCAAGCTGACGCCGATGCGTATTATTCTGAAAAATAAATCGGTAGTCGTGTACAACGGCTATGTGAGTATGAGTCCGATGCCGCAACTCGTCCGTAACGAGGTGATGGCGGTCAATATGACTTATTCGCTGTCCGGTTTGTTTAACCGCTATTTGTAATTTCGTCTGGTCTTTTGGTGGACTTTTGTAACTTTGCCGCCCTTCTGGGCGGTCTTTTTTTGGGAAATTGTGATGTCTAAATTGAAATTGGCGCATGCGCCGACTTTTAAAACTGAAGTGAAGATTCCGACGCCTGCCGGCGAGCCGATTGCGGTGGAATTTGAGTTTGTATGGAAAAACCGTCCTGCGTTGGCGGAATTGGGCGACAAACTCAATGACGGCTCTGTCAGTGATTCTGAAATTGTTTTGGGCATCGTCAAGTCTTGGGGCTTTGACGATGATCTGAATGCTGAGAATGTTGCCTACCTCTTGGATGAATACCCTCGTTCTGGTATTGCAATTATCGATGCGTACTACTTGGCTTATGAAGGTGCGCGCGAAAAAAACTGATTGCCGCCGTCCGCGCGATGTTTTCTGACGACGAGAAGACGGTCTCGTCGTTGGGATTCTTCGGCTTTGATGCGGATGATGTGACGGCGGATGATGTGGAGGTGTGGCCGAACAATTGGGAGGCTGTGCAGTTGTTTTCATCGGTCTGCGGTCAGTGGCGCGTCAGTATGGCGGGGGCGTATGCGCTGGATTATAAGGCGGTCGCTGCGGCTATGGATTTGATGGGTGTTAAGAAGCGGCGGCGGAAAAAGTTGTTTGAGTTTGTGCGCGTGATGGAGCGTGAAGCGTTGTCGATAATGGGCGAGAAGAAAGATGGCTGAAAATACGATTAAGGCGGGTTTGGATGTCAGCGAAATCGAATCCGGCGCGAAAAAGGCGGGGGTTGCGCTTCGCAATATCGGCAAGGCGGCGAAGGATGCGGGTCAGCAATCGGCAGCAGGCGCGGCGGCGACGGCGGCGGGATATGATAAGGCGGGCAAGGAAGCGGAGCGGCTGGCGAAGAAGCAGGAGCGGGCGACGCAGTCCATTATTAATGCGGTTCAGCGTGAAATTGCCGTCCGTGAGGCAGGCGGCCGCGGGACGGCGGGGGCTTTTGGGGTGTTGGGGCGGGGGGGGGGGGGGGGGGGG